AAATAGTATGTTTCATAGCATATTTCGGTGTATATGACGGAAGTTTTTCAACTTTTATATCATTTATAGTATTTGTTATTTTCATAGTGTTTTTCCTTTCATTATTAATCATTAATATACTGCTATATTATACTAATTAAACAAGGAAATCAAGCACTTTCTGGTATAAAAAACCCTTATTTTATGCGATTTTTTGAATTATTCCACATAAAAAAACCCTTATAAATCAACACTTTAAAGGCGTCTAAAAGCGTTGAAATATAAGGGTTTTTATTAAAATTTATACTGGAAAAGAAGGTTTATTTTCTTTTTTCATAAAATTATCGTCCCAATCAAATGCTTCTTTTACAAGATTTGCTGTGAAACCTTTATACTCATTATTAACTTTTTTATTAACAACGGTAATCAAAAACTTTGATTCTTCAGCTGAAAGACCTTCTAACATTTGAATAAAAAGCGTTTCTCTCTTATTTCTAGTTAAAGAATTATCTCCACCTTTTGTGAAAAGATATAATCTTTTTGCTTCTTGACTCAATACAGTATGTTCAGTTCCTATTGGAGCGTCATTTACTGTATATGGAACATCACCTTCTGGTAATTCCCATACTATGTTAGGATCAAACGCACCTTTTAAAACCTGTCTTAAAGCAACTGAATCATTGTCCTGTAATACTTTTAATTTTCTAGGTTTATCTTTTGCGTTGTTTATTTTAGTAGCAATTTCGCTAAATAAAAGTGGGACTGATCTGCCTGCGTCTGCCAACGCTTGCATTCCTCTTTTAGTTGCTAATGCTGGATGTGATTGTGTTGTATTTGCCACACTAGGATTTGCAATTGTCCCATCGGCATTTCTTCTAATTATAACCATTATTTTTCTCCTTAACAGTTCTTTTGAGGTTTAAAATTCATCTATAACCTCAATTAAAGTTTTAAGTTTTTTTGTTATAAAGTAGTTCAGTATTTTATCTCTGGTTGCTACTTCAATATTTTCAAACTCACGATTTATCTTGTCTTCTAATTCTTTTGGAACACAATTTAAATCAATTAATTGTCTATTTCTTTCGTAGTTTTTTTGCTGTTCTTCGGTAAAGGTAGGTACTACTTCATTAACCCACGACTCTATCTTCTTCTTACTTAAAGGTGTTTGTCTTCTACCTTCAATAAATACATTGTCATCTGATAGAACATTTGGTATACCATCGCTTCTATCACCTCTTAAAATATGCTCTTTAATATATAGACTTGGGTTTTCGTCTTTGCCTACAAATTTATTAAGCACAGGATTATATTGTCTTATTCTTTCATTATGTAATTGTATAAAGTCTTTATCACCACTCAATATTAATATCTTCTCTTTTATTCGTCTGCATAGAACAGCAATAATATCATCTGCTTCTGCTGTTTCTAATTCTATAACCTTGTAAGGTAAGAATTGTTTAATTTCTTCTTTAACTTTAGCAAGTATATCAAATATAAGTTCCCAATTATGTTCTGACTTTTCTCTAATTGCTTTTCTACCTGCTTTATAATTAGGAAATGCTTGTCTTCGCCATACCTTACCACTATCACAAGCGATTACCATTTCACCATAATCTTTTCTAAACTTTTTATTATGGGCTCTCAAGCTATTTAGTACCATATGTCTAACTAAATTTTCACTTAATTCAACAGCATTTCTACCATTGATTTGCACCATTAAATTAGAAATCATTATTTGGTTTACATCAACTATAATCATAATATATTATAACATTTCCCTATTTGGTTGTCAAGGGATCCTCTGGTGGTTTCACTTCTTTTTGTTTTCTACTAACAAATACTTTACCATAATTCAAATCGGTAACTTGTTTACCATTAGGTAATGTATATATTTTAGCAAGAGAATCCGTAATGGTCTGCATTGGATGATTTTTACCAAAATCTCTTTTAAGAGCACTTTTAGTTGCTTCAATAATAATAGCTAAATCTCTTAAAAAAGTCTCCTTTTTCATATTAACACCATTTTCTTGTAGTGTATGAATTAAATTTAATGTAAGACTTTCAACTATCTGTTCTATAAAGATATTTTCTTTTATCTCTTGAGCTTTTTCTTTAGTTTGTTTCGTTGCTAAATCTGTTTTAGGCTTTCTTATTTTATGAATAGGAAATTTTACAAGGTCGCCCACGGAGTATATCCTTTTTCAGCAGATTTAATATCTTTTATTATTTCTTCGTTGGTTCTTTCCATATATAAAATCCTTTACTACATTAGATAAATCTTCTACTTTAATAATTATACCAACTTGCCAAGGTTTGGCAATTATTCCTATTTTCTTTTTCTTTTCTCTAATTCTCGGTGTATCCATTTTACTGCTTGATAAGATGTAGGTGCTCTGTCTATCATTGATCTTATTCTTTTATGTACTATCGGATTTACATCCTCAGCTAATTTATTATTATCAACTACAAGGAAATTTCTTCCACCAAAAATTCTTTGTAATCTACCCATATTTTTTTGTATTTGTCTATGACTATCAATTACTATTGCGTCTGGTAGTTTTCTAAGTCTATTTCTATTTCTTTCCAACGCTACATCTATACTAGTATTCACAAATACCATATGAATATCATATCCTAAACTTCTTAAATTCTTTGCTTCCATTTGTATCTTTTCAACATCCCTTGCTGTACTATCTATTATTAATCCTAGACGACCTTCAAGAGCTAAACCTAATTGCATACCTGCAACTTGTTTTGATTTTGACCTAATTTTATCCCTTCTTTCAATTTCTTTATCACTATAAGTAGCAAAGTTTAAGGACATCTTTTCTTTTTTCAACATACTACTAAAAGAATTATCACTATTAATTACTTTTAATCCCATACCTGATAATGCTCTTTCTGAAACCCAAGATTTACCTGACCCAGGACCTCCTCCTAAAAAGAAAGCTTTGAATATAGAAGGATCATAGACACCTTCAGTTATGTATTGTTGAAATTTTCTCATACTACTATTTATGTGTTATAAGATTGGTTGGTTTTTCTATTGGCATACCACATCTATCAAACCATCTATTATCTGCTGTCTTATGTACAAATGATAGAGTACCGTCTTTTAGTTTAATTGATTTCTTCTCAATTTTACCAGTGTATTCAGTACCATTTTTTTGTATTAATTTCAGTTGTTTATAGATGTTTCCATATATTCTATCATATGCAACAAACTTGGTTTCGCTGTTGTTTATGTAGTGTTTATTAGTTTCTGGAATGATAGGTTTTTCTTTAATCAATTTTTTCGCCTTTAAAATTGACTTTACCTTTTTCTATAAAATGTTCTATTAATTGATTATAACCACCTATTAGTTTTTCATCTATTTGTATTTGTGGCATAGTTCTAACTTGTTTACCTACTGCCTTATACAATTCTTCTGGTGAGTGGAAATCTTTACCAAACATCTTTTCTTCATAAGTCAAACCAAGGCTCTTAACCATTGCCTTGGCTTTATCACAATATATACAATTTCGTTTACTATAAATTGTTATCGTCATATTGACTTAATCAACTTTTTCAATAGTCACTATACCATCTGGTTTAGATATTATTACTTTATCTATAGCGTCAGCAGCCAGTTTATCTATATCAACAGTAGCATCAGCGTGTTTAGCAATATACTCAGCAAGTTTATTTGCGTTTCCAACACCCATTTTCAAACCAATATAAACTCTATATTCGCCATCTGGTGTTTCATAAACAGACTTTTCCCATTGCTCATAACCTTGGATCATTGTTTCTTTAACTACATTAACAATTGTTTCCTCAATTTTTGAAGCAACTTGTTTGTTACCTTCATTACCTACTTCGGTAATATACAAGTCAGTTCTCTTATTCATCTGACCGTGTAATTTATCAGCAAGTTCTGCCTTTGCAATCATCATTGCTTTCTCTATTGCCAATTGTAAATCAGGACTATTACCTTGACCTACTGAATAGATAAAAAGATTGGCATCCCTATTTGTGATAATACCTTTATCTACTTTAGCGTTAATGTACCATTGTGGTACTTGATTTAACACTCTTGTTTCGTCTTTCGCCTCTTGCTTTACTTTGTATGTGTTTTGAGCACAATTTGTCAAAGTTAAAGCTAGTAAAGCGATCATTATTATTTTAATCATATATTTATTTACTCCTTCACTTTAGTTATGATTTCTCCAGTTACCTCAAATAATTTCGCAAGGTTAACTATGTCATTAAATTCGGTCCAATGTACTGTAATGACAACAATACAAGCCACTAATATTAGTAGTTTATACATATTATTGTACCTCCCAAACACCATCTTCACTTAAACAAATCATCCCAGGTGTTTTAAAAGGATGATCTGGTCTAGCATACTGCCTACAATAAGGCGGCACACTAATTCCTGCATAGTAAAATTGAGCAAATAATTCCCAGTAATTTGGACCATCATAGCCGTCTTTACATTCTAATACTTCTTCTTTTTTTGTAATTATTTCTTTAATTAAACACATACTATCTTTACATTCTTCCGTGTTTGTAATAACAACTTTAATCATACAAGGGTTTTCATTTAACCATTCTGATTTTTCTCCTGCTTTGGCAACTTTAGCCAATATTAATATTGTTATTACTAACATTGCTAATCCAAAAACTTTATAATAATTAAAATTCATTATTCTAAATACCATCTTCCGTCAGGCATTTGACAAGCAACCCCAAATTCATTTTCTCTTTGTATACCATACAAAGGCCATTGTCTTGTAATACTGATAACAGATTCATACTCACTACATTTAACACCTTTTACCAAATAAGTTCTATTAATGGTAACGGATCCCCAATTACCAGTTGTATGACTACCCCAGGTTACATGAGACCTTTTACCTGGTGATGTATTTAAAGTATCAACAAATACTGCTTTGTGAATATTCATATCATCATTATAAAATAAACTTGCACCAACCCACGCACCAAGTACTGTACAAGCAGCGGTCAATGCAATACCTGTATCTAACATAGCACGACAAGTACCGTATCCTGCTGTTGCACCTATGACACTACTCATATGAGATTTTGATTTATTACTTGCACAATTAGTTAGTGATAATAACAG